TGAGGGGGGGAAGGAGAAATGCGACTAAGTGAAAAGAGAAGAGGAAAAGGAAAAATAATAAAGATATTAATAAGTTATGAGATATTTTAATTTTTTTTAATTTTTTCAATGAAACGAGTCATGCGCCTAATCGTAAGTTTTTAGCTAGTAAAAGCGTAGTAAATTACAAGTTGATTAATATAAGAAAAACAATTAGATAACTAACAAGCACATTAAAAACCTAAAAACGTCAACTAAACACATTATGCGCCCAAACTACCTATGTTTAAAAACCTTAAAAACGGCTTTTAAAAGTGTTTAAAAACCACTTCAACTACATTGTGCAGCACACACAGAAACCCGCGCCAGATGGCCTTTTAAACATTTTAAACGTTTTTATCAGACCATGTTTAAAAAGTATATGAAAATTATCATTTTATACTAAAAAACAGCTTATAAAATTTCCAACCGGTTGGAAATTGGGTTGGAAATCAACTTTCAACACTGGCGCGGGTCTTGGCGTTTTTGATGAAAACCGGTTGGAAATGGTAACTTTAAAAATAATAACATCCATTTAAAACAGTGAACTAAAAATAACTTAATAATACTAATTAAAATAAAACTGTAGAAATTAAAAACTTGTATAAAATATAAGACAGTAAAAATATATTAAAAATAAAACATAGTAATTACAATAATATATAAAATAATAAAAAAATAAGTTCTAATTTTTACTATAAAAAAACGTCGCAGAAGGTTCTAATTGTACAAAACCAGTATCAATTTTACTCTCAATTAAATAATAACCCCCAGGCTTAAACTGATCCGTATCTACATAAAAAGCCTGACCAACGTTTTTTAATACTTTTTGGTCGCTTAAAATTTCCTCTATCTTATTAGTCGAACCGAAAGAATCTGTTTTATAAATAGTATATAAACAGGTAACCTCCCCAGTTGACCACATAACAATCGAATCATCTTCTTTATGTATATAATTTACCTGAACCCTTAATACATTATTATATATAGCGGGTTGAAGACTGATATAATCAACATCAGAAAGGTTATCATCCGCAGGTGGAATCCCTAATAATGGACCAGGATCTGTTATTACTTGTGTATTTGTGGCGGGCTCATCATTATTTGAACATGAAAGTAAACAAAAAAGAACCCAAAATAATAGAAATGAAAATTTATACATACCATCCTCCTAATTAAGATTGTGCCGCCGGTACTTGAGATAACGGTGAAAACAGATAGTGTTTCCCTGGACGGATCGGCGGCATGTAAACCGCCCAGGGAGATTCAACTGGCCGCAGTCAGGGCAGCATCAGAATCTTCTTCTTTCTCCCTCCCGACGGTTGAAAGTTTTTCAAGTTGAGCTAATCGATTTTCATGATCTATTAATTTTTCAGCAGTAACAACCGCATCATAAAAAGACTCAATGTTTGCAGCCAGGGACTTGGAATAGCCTGTTTTTGATTCCAGAACAAATTGGGTTTTAGCAATGTGACCCTGCCAGGGGTTTGCGCATGGAGCGTCGACTGAAGAGGAGGACGGAGTAGACGGATTAGACGGATCTATATTATATAGTTTGTCCGCGGTGGCCTTTTTACGGCGGTCAGCTTCATCCTGGGTGATTACTGCTAAATCTAATTTTAAATTCTGAGTAAATTCTTTTATAGGACCGCCTTTATTCTCGAAAAGAAGGCTTTTATCTTTTAACCATTCTTCTACAAAAGGAGTACCTTCACCAGTTAACAGCCAATTTTCATTTAACCTATAATTTATTTTGATTAAATGTAATATTGAATCCGATAGATTATTTTTTTCTCTTTCCACGTTAGATATGTAACTATGTGTTATTCCAAGAGGAATGGCGAATTCCTTCTGTTTAAGGCCTAAAAGCTTCCTGAATATTTTTAAATTTTCAGCAACTTTTTTTGATTTAATTGATTTTTCCACTTGACTTCCTATTTGATTTAGTCGATTATATTGTTAAATAAAAACCGTTAAATATAGATAAAGGTTAAACATGAGATCAAAAACAATAAAAATAGAGCTTTTCAAGGTCCGGGATAAAAAAAACATGAGCCAGATTGCGCGTGAACAGGGCGTATCTCCAACAATGGTGCATTATGTCGTTAACAGAGAAAGAAAGAGCTACCACATAATGAAAGCTATTGCAGATGCAATAGAGAAGCCCGTTGAGGAAGTTTGGCCGGAGCTTAAAACCACTAATAATTAAGTAATATTACAGGTTATTAATTTAACCTGTCAATGTTTTTTTATAGGAGATGAAAAAGTGAGAAAGAGAAACAAAGCACAAAAGATGATTAATGCGATAAGTCTAGATGACCCTGTAATGGTAGTGGCGGTATCTCCGGCATTGATAGATGAAATAAATGAGGGTTGCCGGAAGGTTGATGCATTACTTGATGAGTATTCAAAGATGTTGGGGATGTAATGATGGCAATAACAACTTTAATTCGATCAAATGTTATTTGCTCATGGTGCGGGAAAAAAACAGGAGAAACCTTTATGAATTCCGGCATCGAGAAACACCAGGAGCATTTAAAGAAGTTCGGACATCTGACATCGCACGGGATATGCCACGAATGCCAGGCCGGTTTGCTTAGTGAGGATAATATAAAACGACGGGGTTATATATAAGGAATTGCAAGGAACATGCCAGCCTTAAATCATGCTGAGGATGGCGTGTAGGCGAGCGGACGGGTGGCACTTCGCGAGGGTGCCACCCAACTTAAACAGGAGGCTATTATGACAACACGAAAATTTACAGAATACATGGTTACCGGGTTTGCAATGATTGCCTGGGCGATTGCTTTTTCTGTGATGTTTTAATTTTCCTCCGCACAAGGCTACGGAGGACAGGGTGGACTTACGTGGACAGCGGGCAGGCACAGGGGCCTGCCCCTACGGAAACGGAATAAATAACCAGGGATCTGAAATGCAAAACACTATTACTGCTGCTGAACTTGCTGATATTTATAATGTTACTCCTCGTATGGTTTTAAACTGGGCTGAGCAAGGCCAGTTCAAATACGTCAAAGGCCCCAATAATGTAAACCTATACTATATAGATAGCCTACCGCGCGATATGCAGACTAAAATCTGGTTGTATAATAATCGTGGGCACCTGGACAGTTGCCCAACTGAAGAGATAGTTGAGCGGTTTGAAATGCGGGTGCCGCACAAACATCTATGGCACCCGAAAGTAAAAGATAAAGTGCAGATGATATGTGAGGCGATGGCTGTGCCAGGTGTTAGAGATAAAGGCCGGAAGCAGCGGATAGATAAAATCGCGGAATCATATGGATACAGCTACTCCCAGTTACAGCGGCTAGTTAACCAGGTGAAAAAGGGTGAAGATGTTATTGCTGAGACAAAAAATTACGGTGTAACCATAGGGCCGGAGAGCCTTGATATTACTGTGAGGGCCTGGGATAAAGAGGTTGCGGAACTTGCCATTAATCTGTTAATGGCAAATGATCAAAACCATGTTGAAAAAACCGCCTTGTATGATGAGGTGGTTTTTAAAGCCTGCGAAAAAGGCTTAAAGTATGGAACATATGAATCCTTCCTCTCTATTGATAAACGCATATCAGCCTCTATTAAAAAACTCCGGGATACGGGCGTGCGCGGGCTGCGCGAGGATGTTATCCCAGCGATTTCCAGGGATTTTACAGCCTACCGGGCGATGGAATGTTTGATCGGGGATCAGCATAAAGCGGACTATAACTGCCTGGATTACGCCGGGAACCTGGCTACCCTGGAGCTTTTTGTCTGGCTGGATTTTAGAACTCAGATGGCCTTTGGCGCTGTGGCCTACAAACATTATAATAAATACACGGTTGGGCAGGCGCTACTTAATGCAGTGCACTACGGGCTCCCGGCCCAGACGTATTGCGACTGGGGCAAACCGGAAGAATCTGATTACAAGGCCCAGCTTATTAAACAGCTATCCGAGATAGGGGTTGAGATTAAGCAGACACACGCAAAGGTGCGTCACCCGCAGGCCAAGCCCATAGAAGCCTTTTTTGGCAGGTTGGATAAAAAGCTTAGAAACAAAAGAATACCAGGCTACTGCAAACGCCTGAGCGATCCCAGGGAAAATGAGTTGCAGCAGGCAAAACTTAAAGAGCTGATTCGATCCGGGGATTTGCCCAGCATCGATGAGCTAACGGATATTTTGTTTGACACCCTTGAAGAATGGAATGACCATTTATTTAAAAACCGCGGGGTGGATAATGGCAAGTCCCCGCGCCAGATCCTCGCTGAAGAGAGTAAACTGCACCCGGTTACAACCCTCTCCTCTGATGTTTTAGAATATATCTTCTTACCGGAGAAATCTGTGAACGGGAACAACCAGCCTCTTACAATCAAGCGCAGCCAGGTTAGATTTTCCCATGATGTTTTTAAACGCACTGTCTCTTATTACGCCCCGGAGCTGTCTGACAACAATGGCGCGGAGGTTAGCGTGCGCTATAACCCGTTTGACCCGGCCAGGGTCTGGGTGTTTGACCAAAAAACCAGGAACCTTATTTGCTCTGCAGAGGAGTGGGGCATGATCAACCCGAAAAATATGGACCAGGTGTCTTCGAGGATCGCAATACAGGAGAGGCTGATAAAACGCATCCGGGAACGGTATATCCTGTGGCTGCCGGATAAACCGAGCAAGGTAAGGCAGATTCACCCACGGGAGAAAGAGGCCAGGGAAATCAAGAGGTCAGAGGACAGACGTCAGATATCAGATGTCAGGGTGATGAGGACGCCCCTGGATGGAGATATTGATTTGGCAACCGGTGAGATCCTCCAGGAGGCCCAGGGCGGGCAGGGTTACAGGCCGCTCACTTTTAAGCGGGAGGAAAAGAAGCCGTTGCCCAGGCTGTTTGGGCTGGATTGATGGTAGGCTAAAGTTAGTTTGATTTATTTAAATATTTTAAAAGAAGGATAATTAATATGGCGAAGGAAAATTTAAACCTGGTTGAAACCGACTTTAATGAGGATTTAAACGAGGATTTAAGAAGTGAATATGATGAGGAGTTGCATCGTGAGATAGTAGAGCTTAAAAGTAAATTTGGGATAACTCTCCAGCAGATCGCGAATAAAATTAAAAAAAGCCCGGCCACGATGTCCCAATATTTCGGCAAAAAGTATCCCGGGAATATTGGCGCACTTGAGGAATTACTGAGGAATTTTCTTCAGCGGGAAATCGGCATCGGTAAAATAGCCAGTGCGACAGGGTCTTTTTGCAATACATCTGCATCAACTTTGATATGGGAAGTATTGCAGTATTGTGACTTTAAACAAAAAATGGGGGTTGTCTTAGCCCCCAGCGGATATGGTAAAACGCGCACATGTGAAGAGTATAAATCAAAAAACCCATCAACTATATTAATTACCGCTGATCCATCAAACCGCACACCCGCGCAGATACTGCGTCTCACAATGAAAGATACCGGTATCATAAGGGCCAGCTCCATCGGCCAAATGCTTTATGACATTGTTGATAAACTAAAAGACTCCAACAGGCTTATCATTGTTGATGAAGGGCACTTTCTTACATGGGAAGCTTTTGAAATTTTACGCAAAATCTACGATTACGCAAAGGTCGGTATTGTTATTGCCGGACAGGAACGTGTACTGGAACAAATGAAGGGGCAGGCACAGCGAGCTTACTTATTTGATCAATTGTATTCCAGGATCGCTATTAAGCGCGATAAATTCAAGGTGCTTAAAAAGGATGCCACGGCCATTGTCAATGCGGTTTGCCCAGGGTTAACTGCCGACTGCCTGGATTTTTTGTACTCCAAAGCCCAGGGAAAAGGACGGTACCGGTACATGATAAACGTCCTTGATGTAGGCATGATGATGCATGAACAATATGGAAAAGACATTGATATCAAGTGTTTAACAGAAGCGGAAAGGTTTTTAATAGGGGAATAAGCGCAGAGCGCATAGGGTATGGCGTAGAGGGTAAAATGGCAGCAACAAGATTTAAATCGGAGGGAAGCAGGATGGCGATGCTGGCTAAAATCCACATCGCGAAAAAGCAGCTATGTCTCGATGATGAGATTTACCGGGCTGTTATTAGCTCCATTGCCCCTGGAAGAAGCAGCTCTGCGGATCTGGATAATCGCCAATTGTCTGCGCTGTTGAAGCATTTTGAAAGAAATGGGTTTAAAGCCAGAGGTCAGAAGTCAGGGGTCAGAAGTCAGACAACGGCGCTTAAGATTCGGGCTAGAGGCCTGATGGATAAGGCTGTAGCTGATGGATTGGTGAGCTCAACAAGCGGGCTGGTTAAAAAGATTTGCGGGGTTGATGAGCTTAACTGGTGTAAAGATGCGGGGAAATTAAAGCGATTACTGGCGGTTTTGGAATCCATTAATAGCGGGCAGGCACGGGGGCCTGCCCCTACAAGGGGGACACATGCCATATAAAAAAGATAGCCTGTCGTTTGATGAGTCAAAATTGAGGTTATTGGAGGCGTTATTAGATCATCAGGGCAAGGAGCATGCTGTGGGTATGGATGTGCTGTATACACAGGTGTTTAATGAGCCTGTGGCGCACAAGATCAATGACACGAAAAAAATCAGGAAACTTGTGACTGCTGTACGCAACCAGGGCAGGGCAATTGCCTCCGTGTGTTCCCGGAATGGCGGAGGGTATTATCTTCCCAGGGCCGGATCGGAGCTGGAAGATTATCTGTCAAGCATGCTGCACAGGCCCGCTCTAAAAAAACTGGCTATGGAGGCGAAGATCCGAAAGGTAAGTTTGCCGGAATTGATTGGGCAGATGAGTATAAACTTCAGTAGTCAGGAGTCAGAAGACAGAAGTCAGGAGGGATAGATGGGAAAGAAGAAAGAGCCAGAAGTCAGAGGTCAGATGGCAGAGATCAGAGATAAAGCTGATGAAATGCTTATGGCTGTTGGGGCTTGTGAGTTGGAGGTTGTTAATATTGAGGCTGTCATCGAGGAGGCCATCAGCAAAATCAGGGAACAGTATGCCGGTGATCTGGCTGTTTTAAAAGAGATGAAAACTGATGCTGAAAAGGCTCTTAAGAAATTTGCCCTTAAAAACCGGGTTGATTTGTTCGGACTTGATGGTGACAAGGTTTCTCTCTCTCATGGGATCATATTGTATGCGAAAGAGGATAAGGTTTCCATACCGAAAGATGCGGTTGAAAAGATCGAGGGACTGGGTTGGAAAGAGGGCATTATAATCGTCAAGACCATTGATAGGCCGGTTATTGAGGCCTGGAATGATGAGAAGTTGGCGGCGATCGGGGCTAAGAAAAAGCCGAAGGAAGAAATCTCGTGGGAGTTAACAAAGAAGGCTGAAGCTATTTAGGCTGTAGGCTGTGAGGTAAGAAAATGTCAGGATTAATAAAATGTTTTAACTCAAGTTGCAGGGACTTTAGTCAGGGTGAGGTGAACAATTGTTCTCGGCCTTTGACTTTGATCATGAAATGTCCGGAGGGAATTGTCAGAACAGATAGAGGTCAGAGGCCAGAAGTCAGAGGTCAGGGTAAGAAGGCCATGAGCCAGGTAGAACGGGACCGGATCTGGTACATCAAAGAGTTTAAAAGCAATGAGTGCGTCTGTGGAGGGACCAAGAGGCCAGGGTCTTCGTTTTGTTACACCTGTTTTAAGGCTCTGCCATCTTCATACCAGGGTGCATTGTATCTCAAGATAGGAGATGGGTATGAAGAGGCGTATGAGAATGCGGTGGCTTGGTTAAAGGCTGAAGCTGTTTAGGCTGTAGGCTGTTAGGAAGATAAGAAGGAACCGCGAAATACACGAAAGACACAAACGGTAAGAGTATGAATCCGACTAAAGGTAAAGGCGAACGATATATTTACTGCCAGCATGATGGCGGTGAGTGCCTTGATATAGCTGTAAAGAAAGGATGGAACGCGTTTAATTGTAGCCTATGCGAGACATATTTGCAGTCGGAAACACATAGTAAAAAAATGTTAAAAAACAAAAAGATGGATTTCCGCCTTCGCGGGAATGACGAAGAAGAAAGGAGCACTTATATGTCGGACAAAAAAAATCAATTGATTGATCTTAACAATTCTCTCTTTGCCCAGATGGATCGGTTAACCAGCGGACAGCTCGGCGAAGCTGGCCTGCAACGTGAAATTTTGAGGTCAAAGGCGGTGAGCAGTCTGGCAGCGCAGATCATTCAAAATGCGAAGCTGGCGTTGGAAGGGGCAAAGGCAATAAAGGCCAAAGAGGTGGACAGTGACACTCTCATGCTCGGCAGAGGTGAATAGATGTGGGGCAGGATGAGAAGGGCAGATTTTATAGGGGCCATAAGACCTGGAATGCCGGTACAAAAGGCCAGGGATTAACAGGGCCAAACAGTGGGTCTTTTAAGCGAGGTCAGGTGCCGCCAAACAGAAAACCATTATGGTCGGAGCGTGTTGACAGTAAAAACGGTTATATCTGGATGAAGGTACCGGAGGAAGATCCGTACACAGGGTTTCCTACACGATACAAACTGAAGCATGTATGGATATATGAGCAAAAACATGGGCCGGTACCCAAAGGGTATGTGGTTATTTTTAAGGATCAGAATAATCGGAATTTTGATCCCGGAAATCTGGAGGCAATTAAAAGGGCTGATCTGGCAAGGCTCAACCAGGCCGGTTACAAAGAAGCACCTGGAGAGTTGAAACCAAGCATACTGGCGTTATGCAGGCTTAAGACAAAAATCGGGGAAGCAAGGAGAAAGAGTATGGGGAAAAAGATTTGCAGTAAATGTAAAAGAGAAAAGGAGCTGGAGAAGGATTTCTACAAATCTAAAACCAGCGCCGATGGGCGTAAGAGCATGTGTAAAAAATGCACATCCGAATATATGGCTAACCTCAGAGCCGGAAAGGTTGGTGGTAAAAAGGGTAAGGTTAAAAAAATAAAACCTGTTGTAGAGACGGGCTTAATACCAGCCGCAATAGAAGCTTCTCTTGCCCTGGATATTGCCAGGGTCGAAGGGGAGAACGCTGTATCCATGCAGGAAGCTGCAAAATTTATAATCGCCAGTGTTAAAAAGGAGTTGCTGGGCGCAATTTTTGAGGAACTCAGGAGATAGATATGAAAGATATCTACATAGCGATTGTCCGGCTCATCTGCTACATAGCGATCGCCGGAGTCATCTGTTACCTGGCCGGATCAATAATGGTTATGTGCCGGACAATAGGTGAACAGCAGGCGGAACTCAGGTTGAGTCGGGAGCTGATCGGGGTTCAGGAGGTATACATTGCTGAGCTGGAGAGCCGCCTGGCAGATAAATACAACCGGGCGGTTACTCTTACTGCATATACGGCCCGCTCCAGGGAGTGCGATGCCTCTCCTCATGTGACGGCTATGATGGTAAAGCCCAGGCCAGGGCGGACAATCGCGGTGTCTCGGGACTTGTTTGATGATGGGTGGACGTTTGGAAGATCGGTTTATATCGCGGGGTTGGGCGTGTTTGTGATCGAGGATTTGATGCATGCGCGGCATACGCAGCGGATCGATATCCTTATGGGCACGGCGAAACAGGCCCGGCAGTTTGGTAAGGTTGAGGGACAGGCGGTGCTTATAGCAGAAGGAAAAGATGAACAGGGGGAAGTATGAAGGTTGAAGATGCAAATATATGTGCGGAGTGTGATGAGGTTTACGCCGGGAACGTTTGCCCGGTTTGCGGGCTGGAATTAGGGATACCTTTAAGAAACACTATTTTCCCAATTTCCGGGGGCAGAGTCAGACGGGTGCAAACGCCTCCTCAAAATCAGAAAAAGGTGAGGCTAATGACTAAAAGTGTCCATGAACTGATCAGGGACACAACGGATAAACTTACAGGGATGGAGTTATAACATGAGGGTATACATAGCAAGCAGTTGGCGAAATCAGCATGCAGTAGAAATGCTCACAGCGGAGCTCAGGAAAAAGGGTTGTGAGGTGATCTCCTTTGTGGATAATAACAACGGCGAACAGGCCGGGCACCTGGCAATTGAAAATGGGATCCCGGTGGATTTTGATGAGTGGATATTTTCCACAAAGGGCACTATATCATTTGAATATGATCTGCTGGGTGCGACAACCTCTGATCTTTTTATCTATATAGGGCCTTCTGGAATCGACGCATGGGCAGAGGTCGGAGCGGCGTTCGCCTGCGGAATTCCTATATATGGCTTATGGGCTAAGGGCGAACAGGCAGGGTTAATGCAGCGTATGGTTATGTGGTTTAGTGATTACAGGGAATTATTAGGAGAGTGTTACCTTCTTAAACGCAATAGAGGTTTATAAATGAAATGTCCGGTATGCAGGTCAAAATTTTGTGTTGATGATTGTCTCAAGGAGGCAATTAAGGATGAATTTATTGAGCTCGCATCATATTTTGGGCGGGGATGGCTTGCCGTTAATGAGTACGTTGATTGCTTCCGTAAGGACCAGTGGGGAGCTGTCAATGAAAAAAAGAGGCTACGAAAACTCCAGGAGATTAAAGAACTGTTTGAATTATGTCAATTTGATTTTGACGGAAAGAAATACCGGACAGATAAAAAATCGATCTATGGCGCCATTAAAGTCATAATTGATAAAGAGATGACCAAGCTTAAGGATCACAATTATTTGAAGCAAATTTTAATTGATCCGTTTGAAGGGACACTGAATGTCGCGAAAGCGCAAAGGGTAAGTGCGGAGGGTATGACCGCTCGCGAAGAAACTACCCGCGAGAGTAAGAGGGCTGCGGGCGGAAACCTGAGACCTGAGGAAAAGGCCAAGACCTTTGCGGAATTTAAGGCGGATAAAGGGGTTGAAAGTTTGGCGGATTTGGTAGGACAGAAGATAGGCTGAAGCTTTTTAGGCGTTAGGCTTTTAGGTAAGAAAAACCTTTGAGGTGAAAAGATGACCAAAGAAGAATGGAAAGAAATCGAGGATAAGGTATCAGGGTTATTCGGGTATGTTGATTTGCTTGTTGATGGCCACACTGTAGAGTTTCAGAGACGGAGGGTGGGTAAAAACCAGCTGGGGATTATGACCTTTGTTGATGGCCATTACAAAGGCACATGGAAAGAGGGTGATGAAGAGGCTAAGTATTTGAGGATCGTAACAAGAAACCTCTATTCCCCAAAAAAACTAAAAGAGCTTGAAAAGATTTATGGCAAGCGGCAATGGAAACTCGTGAAAGATAAATATGTTAAAAATTACACATACTTTACTCCGATTTGGTTTTCTGTGAGTGGGATTCGTAAGCATTATGAAAAGACGTTTAAGGATATCAAGCTGGTTAAGATAAACGGGGTTGCTATATGATTCTCTTCACCTGGACACTTACTGCACTGAGCATGATAGGGGTTATTCTTAATGCCAGGAAAAGGGTTTCCGGGTTCTGGTTTTGGGCGGTTGCCAATGCTGGGTGGGTGATTGTTAATTACTGGCAGGGCCTGTGGGCACAGGCTGTGCTGTTTGGGTTTTATTTGTTGGCGTGTTTGTATGGCATATGGGTGTGGCGTAGGGGCGAATAATTATTCGCCCGTACACGGGAGGGAGGCCGGGTTAACTAAGGTTAACAACTTGTTAACCCGGCTTAACAAGATTATCAAGGGCGTGGCCCTATTTATAATAGGCGGGTAGACCGCACCCTGGAGATCGTGGGGATCTCCAGGGTTTATTGGACAAAGTAGACGGATAGGACATATTGGACGGATCGGATATGAATAGATTTATTAAAACCCTCGTGATCATTGGTGCTTTGCTATGGTTGGGCACGGGCACCATGCCCCTACAGGCGCGGGAGGTTACTCTCACATGGGACGCAAATAGCGAGCCGGATCTGTCGCACTACATCGTATATTATGGCACAGTATCGCGAGTGTACACTGTAAACAGTGGTAATATTGGGCTTAAAACAGAGCACAAGGTGCAGCTGCCGGATGATGGCAAGGTTTATTTTTTTGCAGTTACGGCCGTAGATAAAGCCGGGCTGGAATCGGATTATTCAAATGAGGTAAATACCGGGGAGGTGGCTGGGCCGAAGCTCAGGCCGGATCTGACTCCGCCGGGAAAATATAAATTTAACAAGGACACGGATGCCACGGATTAACACGGATTTTTTATAATTTTAATCCTGAAAATCTGTGAAATCTGTATCCCATAAACAAGGAGAAAAACAATGATTCAAGCAAAAACTATTCAGTACACTGTTGAGTTTCCACCCTCTTCTCACCCGGATGTGGCCGGGTACCGAATGTATTACTGTCCGAAAGAGGAGGTGTTGACTGAGGCATCACCGTTTATTGATCTGGGCAACCGGACATCCTTTCAGGTGCCTGGGGAATTTGAAGAGCTGAAAGGGCTAGAGGGTGAATACCGGGTTGCAGGCAGATCATACGATGCAGCGGGTAACTTCGGGCCTTCAGGCGAAGAGGTGATTGTCCCTTTGGATTTTCAGCCTCCGGACGCACCGGGGGCATTCGAGTTTACTTTGATAGATTAGTGGCGTGGCTGAAAAAGGTGTTTAGGCTGTAGGCTTTTAGGTAAGAGGAATAGAGATGGAATTCAAATCATTTGAAGAGGCAGTGGAGGCATCAATGGCGGCAGAGCCGTTATCTGATGAATGGCGTAAGGCAATGGCATATGCGGTTACAAATGCGCCCGCTCCTCTGCAGGCGTTGATTAATAAGCAGATAAAGGAGTTTTTCCCGGATCTCAAACCGGATTATTTTGACGCACATGGCAACCCGTTTTATGCGGTTGATAAGCTATGTAAGTATTTTGATGTGTCAAAAGAACAGGCCGAAGAGATAGCAGAAAATCACCCGGAAGTTATAAGGGATAATACTGACGGGCTTTTCAGGCCGCAGTAAAGGCAAGGCTGTAGCAGTTTAGGCTATAGGCTGTTAGGTAAAAACAATGTAAGGGAGAGGGCAAAAAAATGGACAAAGAAGAAAGAGAAAAGATTGTAAAGGCCATTATTGAGAATCTGAAGACCCTGAGTCTGAGGGAGGCTATGAAGGTGCTCCAGGAGACCCAGGATAAAATCTTGGATGAGGCTAAACTTTAGATTCAGCCAGGACGGCAACCGCGCATTTGCCGTCCATGTGCCAGGCGCAATCAGGGTCGCAGGCCTTATCATGCATGGCGGATTTAATCTTCTCGCCTATCATCATGGTACCTGGCTCTGCGGCAATGATTGCAGACTCAAGACGTTTTAAAGGACATTGCATAGTATCACCTCCTTTTCCGGCAGATTGTTGATGCGGGATCTACATACTGCCAGAAAAGGGGTTGAAAGGCAAAAGAGATTCGCCCACGTTTTTAAGAAATGTGGGTGAATATGGTACGGAGATTCTCTGATATTCCGTACCTGCTTGTTTTTATTAATAGTTTGTTATTAAGAAGTATCACACGTTTTCCAGAAACGCGGGACCATCATCTTGTTCCCGCATTTTTCCCAAATGTGGGAGCAGGTTGATTTTATTATAAAATTCTAATGAGGTTAGAGTGGAAGCTATTTTAGATGAAAATACAGAAGAGGAAGTAATCTACGACGCCAGGTATTTTATAATATTTACCAGCTACATTGCATATAAGGATGATTTTGAAGACGGCAAGCCCAGGGCACGTAAGTTTATAAACCTTCTCATGATACTTGCAAAGATGTGTGGATTTAAGTCTGATAAGGTTTTTACGGATTTTATAGGCCCGACATTTATTGACGGCCAAGGGCTGCAAAGCTTTGTTGATGAGATTCTTGAATATGTTAAAGATTACCAGGTATTTGATCTGATACCACAGATGGCGGATTAAAAATGATTGACTTTTCAGGGAAAAACGATTTAGAATTGAAGGGTCTATATAACCAAAGGCGGTTAAAGCCCCCGTTAGGGCGTTTTTTTATCGCTAATAACAAGTGTCCTGAGACTCCCCGTTCCGCAAGGGCGGGGGCGCCGCCTTTGGGGTGTAGACAAGTCTCAGGACTTTTTTATTTTGGGCGGGAAGTCTCAGGACAGTCTAATGCCAAAGGAGAATGATATGGAAACAAAAGAAGAAAACGGATTAGGGACATGGAGTGACATGTTCAATGGTAAAAGGGGCGAGCTTGCTTTAATGAGAGCTTATGCAGGGGCAAGCGATTTTCATGAACTGGTTTTAACGCTGGAAGGCAGGGAACCTTTTATGCTGGATCGGGATGTTGCAGCTCTCTATAGTGTGTAAACAAGGGAGATTATACAAAACATCCAGCGCAATCCTGGGCACTGGACAGCCGAGATGTATTTCCAGCTCACTGATGAAGAGGTAAAAAAGCTGATATCACTTGGGGTGATATCTGGGCAAAAGCTTGGAAGAGGTGCCAAATTACATGGTTTTACCAAACTGGGTTCCAATGCTGCTGCTTTTTATCTTAGATCAGAAGTCGCAAAGATGAGAGCCATACAGATACTTAAGGCATTTAACCACTTCGAGGACCTTCACAGAACCGGCCAGCTCGGAGGCCAGGCAAGCCCACAGCTTCTTGCAGAGGCATCTTCCGAGGGTAAATCCCAGGGAGTCCGGCTTGGGCTTAAACTAAGCAATATTGCGATTGAACACGGGTTAACCATTGACCAGATCCTTCAGCTCATCCACATCAGGCGAAACGGCCTCTCACAAAAGCAGGCGGCAAGCGCCTTTAATATTACATTATGGACAGTTCAGAAGATTGAAAAGGCATTAAAGGCCGCGGGCATAGACCTGCCAGCAGTCCGCAGAAACCAGATTGAAAAAGAGATAATGGATAACATGGACAATATCCTTTTTGGATCAGGGATGCTCTCTGCCATAGGAGGTGCCCATGAACAGTGAAACCAAACTGATGACCGTGAAAGGGCTTTGTGAGATGGCTGTGAGTAATTCCGGTAAGCTTGCACAATTAAAAGATGAACAGCAATTTATGTTCAATAATGTGAAAACATGCATCTCTTTAATGGAAAAATTTACAACCAGACTGATAGAGGTTGAAGATTATGTGGGCATGCCTGTAAAGACGGATGCTCCAAAACCAAAACCTGCTGATAATATTAATAATTTAAGGTTGGTGAAATCTGAGGGTAAAGATATAATAACACTTGACAAAATTGAGTAATTTTGCTCAAGATGTATGCATCTGAGACAGGTTTAAAACCCGTCTCTACACAAAATAAAATCATTTGGCGGCTTTAGGCCGTCGGTCCCGTGTGTGATTGCGATTAAATTCGCAGATTTAGAGACGTCCGAGCGGATATTGAAACGATTCGGATTACGTAACAAGCAGTTCTCAAAATTGTCACATTTCGGGGAAGGGCTGAAATAAGGCCCGCGTCGAGTTTGAAAACATCAAGCCGGCCTCTGAGACAGAAATGTCCCGGAGCGCCGGCTTTTTGCTTTTTGGGGCAAGAGTTTAACCACGAAATACACGAAAGGCACAAAAGTTTTAAAAGATGAACGTCGAACATCGAACATTGAACGCTGAACCTCGAATGAAATACCAGGTAAACTGGGAAAGGGTTGATCCCAAATTTTGTGAAGTAAATTGTAATGGCTGGATGCCTAAGACCCGGAAATGCGGGACGATTTATACGACGGTGGAGAGAAAAGGGATGTGTATGTGGGAGAATCCAACCCCCCTTCGCAAAGGCTTCGGCGGGCAGGGGCTGAAAGGTTAAAGATGGAAAATCCGTTCAATAAAAAACCGGCAGAAGTTATCAGGTGCTCGGTTGAGTGGAATAAGATCGAGAACTTTAAACCTGAAGAGTTTGACGATCCGACAGAACCGGGCTCCTGGAAACACATGGACCCGATGACAGTGCTTGAGCTTAACAGCTTAAGAAAACGCGCGGGCATTAAAATCGTAACACATAACAAATTCGGGCTTCGCGGTTGTGTATGCGTGAAGCCTGACGGCCATTCCGATGGCTCCAGACATTATGCGGAAAACGCCTGTGATGCGGTTGATTTCCACTTTGAGACTGACGCAGATCCGCGGGATCAGTTTTTTTTTATTTTACATAAAACAGGCTTCACTGGCGTTGGTATTTATTATGACTGGAGTTGGAAGGGAGAGCCTTTGTCGGTCGGGTTTCATGTGGACCGCCGGAAGCAGAAACAGATTTGGCGCAGGGAAAACGGGGAGTACGTGTATTTACTTAAATAAGAAAGAAGGCGTAGGGGCACGGTGCGCCGTGCCCGTACAGGCTGTAGGCTTTTAGTAATTTTGAATTTTGAATTTTTAATTTTGAATTAACAGGGAGGAAGCATCGTGGCAAAGGGCACAGTCAAATGGTTCAACGATTCAAAGGGTTTTGGTTTTATCGAGCAGAAAGACGGTGGGCCGGATTGTTTTGTTCATTATTCGGACATCGAGGGGACCGGGCGTAAAACACTGGTTGAAGGTGAGGCAGTGGAGTTTGAGGCGCAGGCAAGTTCTCGCGGGGCGAAAGCGATAAAAGTAAGAAAGATTTAACCACGAAACACACGAAATACACGAAAGGTTTAATCATGGATTTAACAGGACTTGGATCAGCGTTTGATTTTGCTAAGGGCATCATGGACCGGTTTTGGCCTAAGCAGGCCAGCGAACAGGAAAAGATGGCTGCTGTGGCAAGCCTGGTTCCTCTCCTTGAAGAAAGAGAAGACAAGATCATTGACGCACAGAAATCCATCATAGTGGCCGAGATGAGCCAGGGTGATAATTATACAAAGAGAGCGAGGCCGACTGTGGTCTATGCCGGGCTCGCATTCATGTTTCTGGTTCATGTGTTACTCCCGTTTGTACTTAAAATTGCTGTGGTTTTTACGATTGGTAACCTCACGACGGATCAGATTAACAGCCTTAAAAGCTTGATGGATATTTCTCTCCCGGGAGAATTCTGGATGGCCTGGGGATCTGTCGTGTCAATCTGGTCTCTTGGCAGATCTGCCGAACGCAGGGGCATGTCAAATAAACTGATAACCATGATCACCGGAGGGAAATAATGGAAACTATGAGCATCTCTGCAATCTTGGAAATCCTCAAAAACTTTGGCCCGATCGGGTTGATCGCTTTCATGTGGTGGATGGACACCAAATCAATCCGGAAGATCATGGATGAAAACAAGCAGTATGTCCAGGAGATCCTCGGCTCTTACAAGCGCGACATGGCCGAAATCCGCCGCATGTACGAGGATAACGTGAGGCTCGTCGAGTCGCATGATGCCCTTAACCGCAATTATGCGGCGCTGGCCTCTGACCTGAAGGACGCATATATCATGACAGCACAAATTAATCAGAGATTAGCCGACAGCATTGAATCAAACCAATATTGCCCGATGGTTCGGCTGGAAAAGAAAGCAGCGGGGGTGCAGAGATGAGTGAGAGATTGAAATACGAGGGGCATCTGGCATTGGCCAAACAGGATGTAATGCAGCTTAAAACCGCTCTTAACGGCCTTTTAAAGGCTATGCGGGATAACCTAGACCCGCTTGAAAAGATAGAGAAGATCGACGCCTCTCTTGTTGCTCAGCAGGCTTTGGAATTTGCGGGTAAGCAGATCGTCCTCAAAGAAAAGCTGGAGGAGATCGTTAAGGCGGAGGAAATTTTGGGCAGATCGGGCACAGGCGCTGTGCTCCTACATGGAGATAAACCGACGTGGCCATAGACCTGGACGTCAGACAACGGGCTGAAGAGCTCTTTATCATTGACGGCCTTACTCTCCAGGAGGTGGCCGGTCAGATGGCTATCTCCGAGAGGACGCTGGCGAATTGGTCATCTGAGGGCGAATGGGTTCAGCGGCGGCGGGAATATCAGAACGCAGCCAGGGATATAAAGTATTACGGCAAAATGACCAGGCTAAAACTGATTAAAGACGCCATGACCTCCCTAGATCCACAAAAGATTTACGCGTTTGCGACTCTGGAGAGGACGCTGGCGGAGCCAAAAGCAGAGCTCGGAAACCCAAAGTCAGAAGCCGGAGATCAGAAATTGGAAAATATTGCGATTTCTACTCCGCAGGAAGCGATAACCGCGCTTCAGGAGGCGATCGACGCAAAACTCAGGGGTATGCTCGCCCGGCCTGAAGCTCTTAACCTGAGCGCGATTAAAGAGCTTAAGCAGGCGATGGAGATGATTGACGGGATGCGGATTAAATATGTGGGTAAAGAAGACAAGTCGGACCGACTTTTGAGCCAGGATGAAATAAAGGCGATAAGGGAACAAGTTTTATAAAGAAGGCTGAAGCGGTTTAGGCTGTAGGCTTTTAGGGAAAAGACAAAATGAAACAAAGAGGCAGGGCAAAAAATATTCCTAAAAATCCCGATCGGGTATTTCTGGATTACCAGAGCGCCTGGATTGACGATTTTAGCCTGCTTAAACTTATGGAAAAATCAAGGCAGATAGGCATCTCATGGGCCACTGCCGACGCATGTGTAGAACGTACCGGGGCAAAGGATAACAGGCATGATCAGTGGGTTTCTTCCCGTGATGATATTCAGGCCAGGCTGTTTTTAGAAGACTGCCAACGGTTTGCTAACACATACAAAATGGCGGCTGAAAACCTCGGCATGATGTTCGTTGATGATGATAAAAAGTTTTCTGCCTATGTGCTGAAGTTCGCCAATGGCCATCGGATACACAGTATGTCCAGCAACCCGGATGCTCAGGCAGGTAAAAAGGGCGGGCGCGTGCTCGATGAGTTCGCGCTCCATAAAGACCCTAGGAAATTATATTCCATTGCCCAGCCCGGTATCACATGGGGCGGGCAGCTTGAAATTATATCGACACATCGTGGCAGCGCAAATTTTTTTAATGAGCTGGTTGAAGATGTGAAACATCGTGGAAATCCAATGGGTTTCTCTCTTCACACAGTCACATTACAGAACGCCCTGGATCAGGGGTTTTTATATAAGTTGCAGCAAACGCTGCCCATAACAGACAAGCGCCAGGCAATGGATGAGGCGGAATATTTTGATTTTATCCGCAGCCAGTGTGCCTCTGAAGAGCAATTTTTACAGGAATATATGTGCGTGCCCGCGGATGATGAGGGCGCGTTTTTATCATACGATTTGATCGCCGGTGTTGAATATCATGGCGGCATAAAGTGGGAAATTACAGACACCGGATTTACGCCTGAAGGCGATAAGACCAGTCCCTTATATGTGGGCGTTGACGTTGGCAGAAAAAACGATTTGACGGTGATCTGGATTATCGAACCGGTTGCGGGCGTGAACCTCACCCGCAAGGTAATTTGCATGCAGAATAAGAAATTTGGGGCACAGGAATCAGAGCTTTATAAGTGGCTGGCCCTTTCGCAGACTAGACGGTGCTGTATAGACGAAACTGGGTTGGGCATGCAGTTTGCCGAACGCGCAATTGAAAAATTCGGAGCATACAGGGTTGAAGCCGTTCGGTTTACAGGCCCGGTAAAAGAGGAACTTGCTTACCCGGTGAGGGCCGCATTTGAAGATAAATCGGTCAAAATCCCCAGGGACGATAAGATTCGGGCGGACCTACGCGGGATTAAAAAGACGACAACCGCAGCTGGTAACATACGCTTTGAGGCGGACAGCGGCCCTGGCGGCCATAGTGATAGGTTTTGGGCCTTAGCTCTGGCCATGCATGCGGCAAAGGGAACTGTTGTAGCAGCAGCTGCAGAGCCCAGGGAACCGGATGAATCGCATTACCATGCGGAAAGGCCGGAGGGGATAACGAGCCGCCTTCGCAGAGGCTTCGGCGGCTCAAGGTCAGAGGTCAGAGGTCAGAGGTCAGAGGGAAAACATGGGAATTAAAAACTTTGTTGAAAAGATGTTTGCACCCACCATTGAAAAGGCTGTTCAGGAGCGGCTTCCGGCTGCGGTGTCTTCTCAGATCAGCATGATCGGATGGCGGAAACTTACTGGCGCGCCTACACGTGAACTGCCCATGATGGATCAGTCGCGGGCCATTGAAGTTGCTTACTGGCTGTGGAAAACAAACCCGATGGGCAAGTGGATTATCGAAGTTATCACCGCCTTTGTGACTGCCAAGGGCACTCCGTATACCTGCAAAAATGAAAAAGTTAAGCAAATACTGGATGATTTCTGGTTTGACCCGGTTAACCGGTTTGACTTGCACTGGGAAAACTTTGTGAGGGAACTTGGCATATACGGAGAACAGCTCTGGCCGTGCTTTGTAAGTGATAACGCAGGCAGGGTAAGGCTTGGATACATTGACCCGGCATACATAAGTGCTGTTTACCCTGACCCGGAAAATGTGAAGGTGAAGATCGGCGTAGAGGTAAGCAGCATTGACAGTTCCGCAAAACTGAGGAGGCTTGCCATAGTTTTGGGTGAGGAAAACACAAGCTTTTTGTCACCTGCAGGCCAGGCGTTACGTGAAACTTTTATTGACGGCGAGTGTTTTTTCTTCACGATAAACGCACTCACAAATGAAATGAGAGGCACGTCAGACCTCTTCACCATAGCTGATCACCTGGATGGATATGAGCAATTTTTATATGACAGCTCCGAGAAGTACGCGAAGTTTAATTCGTTTTTTTATGACGTGACTGTGACTGGGGCGGATGAAGAAAAGCTTGAAAAATACCGCACCAGGTACACACCGCCCAAGAGCGGCGGGGCGTTTATACATAACGAAAATATAAAATCTGAGGCTGTGGCGCCGGAGCTTAAGGCCAATGACGCAAAGGAAGCAGCAAGGCTGCACAGGAACCATATTTTAGGCTCTGTGGGCCTGCCTGAGCATTGGTTTGGAGGCGGCGGGGACGTTAATAGGGCCACTGCAGCGGAGATGGATGCGCCATCAAAAAAGATAATCGAATCTCGCCAGAGGCGGGTTAAAAACATGCTGGAGCTGATGATCGATTACGTTATCGAACAGGCCGATAAGCACGGGATACTCTCAGGTGTGCCGGAAGAGGAGCTTTACGATTACGAGGTGCAGACTCCGGAGGCAAACGATAAGGACGTTGCAAAGCTCAGCACCATGCTCACCCAGGTTGCAACCTCTCTCTCTGTGGCTGAGGTGAATGGCTGGATCGCGAATGAAGAGGCAGCAAAGGCGTTTGCGTTTTTTCTGGCATTTGTGGGGTATGAATATACGCCGGAGGAAGGCGCTGCACCAGGATACGAAGATTATAAGAAGACAGCTGAAAGCTTAAAGCTCAAAGGTGAAAGTAAAAAAGTTGAAGAGGAAGATGTTTTAACCGCGAAAAACGCGAACAGCGCGAACGATAAGAAGGCGTAGGGCACGGTGCCCGTGCCCGATAAAAGGCAAAGATGGTAGATGTAAATTCAAAAATTAATTCGCTCCTTAGAGCTAAGAATAAGGGCATTATATCGGGCCAGAAGGCCATGATTGGGATATTTGAGGAGCTGAGGAAGCAGACGGTTGCTGAGATTAAGGGCGTTGAGTCGGATAGTTACTCAGCTTATCACCTGAAGCAAAACAGGGCCATGCTGGAAAAGGCCATTGCGGATACGGAAAGCAGGGCAAAAAGAGAGGCAAATGAAAATCTCGATAAGATGTGGAACTCCGGCGATGACCTGGTTAAAGAGGCCATGTACGCGGGTGAGGTTAGCCTCCGGGGGCAGGCATATTTTTTGAGTAATTCGCTCCTGGATACCCTTAAGGATTTTACAGCAACCAGGCTGGAAGGTTTATCTGAAGCGGCATGGACAAAGATGAACGGCGAGTTATCACTGGGAGTACTGGGGCAGAAAACTCCGTTTGAAGTGGCAAAGGCCATTGCCGGCACATTAAAAGACCCTGGAATTTTTCGTAATGTTTTAACCAGGGCCGCGACTATAACCGAGGTTGAGATGGGCAGGGTGTTTTCTACAGCCACGGTTGAGAGCCTTAAAAAAGCGGCGACAATCGTGCCTGGTATGCAGAAAGAATGGCTCCATGCAGGGCACCCGAGAATGCCGAGGCTGTCGCATTTACGGCTGCATGGGCAGCATAAAAACATGGATGAGCCATTTATAACCGGGAGCCTGGTAATCGATTACCCGCGGGACACAAAGGCACCGTTAGAAGAGGTGATGCATTGCGGGTGCGAGGTTGTACCGTGGATGGAGAAGTGGGAAAATTTTTAACCACGAACTACACGAAATACACGAACGGTAAGAAAGGGTGGGCTTTTAGGAATCTCAGATTTGAGATTTAAAATTTAAAATAATTTAACACAAGGAGACAAGGGTATGGAAAAAAAATTACTGGAAGGGCTGGAATTTACAGGGGCCAAAGGGAAGAAAGATGAAAAGACAGGGAAGATGGTGTGGACGCCATTTAAGAGGCCATTGACCGAGGATGATATTTTGTCGGTCAGTAAGGACGGTAAGGTTATCGTGACAAAAGATGGGAAAAAGTATGATCTGACGAAGCCTAAGACAAAGAAGGCTGAAGCGGTTTAGGCTTTAGGCTGTTAGGGAAAAAGCTGAAGGCTGAAAGCAAAACCCTTTGAGCTTAAGACTTTGAGCTTTGAGCGTGACTGAAAGGAGCAACACATGGACACATTGTTAATTTACAGCAAACTGCTGGCGGCATCGGATGATAAGACAACCACTGATTATGGCTACAAATGGCGCGTACAGGTGGTTGAGTACGGCATGGGAAAGGATGGCCGTATAAACTGGCCCAAGGCCCCACTTGTTGCAGCCCTCTCCTTGTATGAAAATGCAAAGGTATTTGCCCTCAACGACTCACAGCATGAGGCTAATCCAAAACCTTTTGGCAAATCTGTCCGCGAGATTGTTGGCTGGCTCAAAAACGCCGTTGATACCGGCACCGGTATTGAGGCGGATTTTTACATACTCAAGAGCGCTCAATGGCTCCGTGATGCACTTGTTGATTCTCATGAGCGTGGTAACCCGGATTTGCTCGGCCTGTCGCATGATGTATCCGCAAAGGCTGTGGCAAAGCGTGATGCGTCCGGTAAATCATACAAAGAACCGGTCGAGATTATGGCCGTCCAGGTGGACGTAGTCTATGATCCGACCAATAACGGTAAATTTATAAGAATGGCCGCTGCAGTCGGCCAGGGAGGCGAAAAGGACATGTTCGAAAAACTAATGGCCGGACTGGCAAAGGTGCGCCCTGACTTACACAAAGAGATCACGGACGCGATGAACGCAAAAACTTTAACGGAGGATCAGGCAATTGAGAAAATCACAGCAGCAATGATCAAGGACGCGGGCGGTGATGACAAGAATGAAAAGCTTGTTGCCGCCATTGTTGCCGGAATTAAGAAGATCGTTGTGGTTGATGATAAATCAACAGCAACACTTGACGAAGTCAAACTCCTGGCCGCAGGTATGACACTGGACAGGGAACTTGAAACAAGCAAACTCCCGGCAACCGTACAGGCTAATATTCGCAAGCAGTTTGAGAAAAAAGTCTTCAAAGCCGAGGATCTCCAGGCGGCCATTATTGACTCAAAAAAGATGGTTGATGAGCTGACCGGTTCAGGCAACGTGAATGGCGCGGGCGGTAATGGCCGTGTAGAAGTACTGCGCGGATCTGTTGAAAAGCTCCAGGCCGCTTTCGACAAAATGATGGGCATCAAAGTGGATGATAAAGTGAAAGATGTCCAGCCCATGAAAAGCCTGCGGGCCGCTTATGTTGAAATGACCGGAGATACCGATGTGAGAGGCTATCTTGAGCCTGAACAGGCACACCGCCTCCAGGCAGCATACGGGTCTACAACCTTCAGCTATGTGCTCGGTAATACCCTCTACAGGCGGCTGGTACAGGATTACCGCGAAATGCCCGATTATGGCCTCTCATTAATCGTTGGCAACAATATCCGCAACGCCAGGGATTTCCGGACAATGGAAAGCGTAAGAGTCGGATACATCGGCGATCTGCCGGATGTTGACCCTGAAGCCGAGGATTATGTTGACCTGGATGAGATTGGTGATGAGGAGATCACATATGCCATCAACCAAAAGGGCGGCTTGATTACAATCACCCGTAAAATGATTATTAACGATGATTTAAGGACTGTTCAAAAGATTGTTTCCAGGGCTCCCAGGGCAGCACGCAGAACCCTTGCAAAACGATGCTGGGCACATTTTATCAGCAACGCCACATACAAGGGTGACGCCAAGGCGATTTTTCATACAGACCATGCCAATCTTGGGGCCACTGCATACGGGATTACAACTGCCCTTGCAGCTAAGACTGCTATGGCCCAGCAGACCGAGCCTGACAGCGGCGAACGTTTGATGCTGAGACCGGTTTCGGTTGTGTTTCCGTCTGAGCTTTACGGGATAGTTAAAAACGTAAATGACTTTAATCCCCAGGCCGTGGCCATTGCAGACGGTAATGCCATGTACGGATATTTTGCTAAAGAAAAGATGTTTGAAAATCCGTTTATGACAGATAGCTCTGACTGGATGATGTTTGCGGACCCACTTGAGGTTGAGATCCTGGAACTGGCTTTCCTGAACGGCCAGCAGGAACCGGAGATGTTTGTGGCGGATCAGAACGCCGTCGGCCAGATGTTTATAGCCGATAAAATCCAGTACAAAATCCGCCATGAGTATGAGAGCGAAGTGCCGGATTACAGGGGATCGTATAAGGCGGTGGTAGGATAAGGATAAAGCAGACTGAAGCTTTTTAAGCTGAAGGCTGTTAGGGAAGATGGCGGGCGGACACACAGGTCCGCCCCTACAAATAACAAAATTTAAAGGAGGTTGGAATGTACAGAAACATTAAAAAAATCGGGTTAGCGGCAATGGTTATGCTGCTGATGTTCGTTTTTATGGCTCCGGTCGCGTCTGCGTACAGTGTGCGGCATGTATTCGCCCGTGTATCAGGCACAGCGGGTGAAACGGTTACTACAGGGCAGCTTGTGGCCCTTTTGGACGCTGATGGCGAATGGTATAAGGCCGATGGCAATGAAGCAACTCTCCGCCCTGCTGTGGGCATTGTGGGCAGCAAAACGGGTGGTAATGGGGACACCATCGAAATTATCCTCCAGGGTATTTTAACCGGGTGGACGTCTCTGGCCGAAGGTGATCCTGCGTTTATGAGTGAGAATGCCGGGGCGGTTACACAGAGCGCGCCTTCTTACGCTCAGCAGGTGGGTATCGCCCTTTCTACAACGGATTATTATTTTGATTTCCAAAATTATTTTGATGTTTCGTCAATTGCGGCTCTACCTGTACTCACAGGCGCTACTCCGCTTGTACTGGAAGGCGCATCAGTAGATGCATATGAGACCACTATTACACCTACTAACCCTACTGCGGACAGAACTATTACACTGCCTGATGATGACGGTGCCATAGCTTATGCGCCTGCAGGCGGCACAACCTCTATAGCGGATTCTCTCGCAATACCAGTTACCCACAGTTACGTTGCTAAAACAACCGGAGCAGATGCGGAGGCTCTTACACTCGCAAACGGTGAAGACGGGCAGATACTCACGATCACACTGATAGTTGATGGTGGGGGTGACGGCACACTCACGCCAACTACATGCTCAGGGTTTTTAACGATCGTGTTTGCCGATGCAGGGGATACCGCAACCCTGTTTTATGTTAACGATACAGTGGGTTGGATTATTCTTGGTCTGACCGGCGTGGCAGCTCCTCCGGTGATTACGATAACTTAAGAAGGCGCAGGGTACAAGGCTCAAGGCGCAAGGGAAAACAGCGGGCAGGCACAGGGCCTGCCCCTACAAAAAGAGGAAAAGATGGCATTAATTGATCTGGTAATAGGCAAGGTAAAAGACGACAGCGGAAAGCTGGTTTATAACGGCCCGGTTGAAGAGACCCTTGTTGCCCAGCAAAACGCCACAAGCCTTACACTGGCAGCAAATGCTGTTAAGGGATCGACCGCGGTGGAACGCCTCGCTAACGTGCGCAGGATACTTGTTGAGCTTAGCACGGGCGTATGGACAGCGGTTGTTTATACTGCTGTATCCGGAGCGACACCGGCTGTTATAACAATTACCGCTCCAGCCGTAACAGCGGGGTCTGTAAGTTATAAAGTCCAGTACATGGCATATGTGGCAAATGAGCTGGATGATTACGCCAATGCCATTGATGCGGCTCTTACTCTTTACAGCAAACACCTGCCAAAAAAGGTTGTTGATGACCTGGACGGTGACGGCACCCATGACCTGGATTTACCAACTGACTGGGTTGATGAGTTTTCCGTGATCAGCAGGGTTGAGTACCCGATCGGGAACGTGCCTGCAACCCTGATCCCCAGGGCCGACTGGCTTATTTACCAGACACCGACTGCAAAGGTCTTAAGGCTGCTTAATGACACCCCTGAAACCGGGGAATCTGTAAGAGTCGGGTATACAGTTTTAAGGGTGGAAGCGGATGTGCGGGCCTCTGATATCGATGCGGTTGCCTCTCTGGCCGCGGCAAACTGTTGTGACGTTTTAGCAAACATTTTTACCCAAACAACAGACGCCTCCACGAGCGCGGACAGCGTTGATTACCACAGCAAGGGTGATGAGTTTGCAAGAAGGGCAAAGGGATTGAGGCAGCGGTATTATGACCATATGGGCATAAAGGCGGATGCGCCACAGCCGGGATTTTCGGTTGTTACGGATGCACCGGCGGATGGGCGGATTCGTTTAACTCATTAAGAAAAAATGGTAACCACGAAATACACGAAAAACACGAAAGTTTTAATTTTTTTTTGGTGTGTTTGGTGTGGTTAGTGGTGAAAAGATTTTTAAATGTTTTTTGAACTTACATACGATCTGGATTCTGTAAACAAGCTTTTTGATGCCTTCCCGGGGGCGGTTAAAGACGCGACTGTTGCCAAGGTTACAGAGGCAGTTAAATACCTGGAGAGAGTTATAAAAAAGAATCCGGATTTCCCGTATGGCGCTGGGCCATTGCATTTGCTACAAACGGTTGAGACTGAGGTTAGCCACAAGGGCGAAGAGGTATTGGGTATTGTGGGTACCCCGGCAAAATATGCAGAGGCGGTTGAGTACGGCACAAAGCCGCATTTCCCTCCTCTGGAGCCATTGCAGTACTGGGTTGAAAAGAAGCTGGGCTTGCCTGAAGGCGAGGCAAAAAGTGTAGCATACCTGATCGCCAGAAAGATATCAGTTGATGGCACAGAGGGCGCTCACATGTTTGAAAACACGTATAACGAACACAAGGCCGATGTGGAAAAGATTTTGAATGAAATAGCAGATGAAGTATTGAGGAAGATAGGCTGAGGGCTAAAAAAGGGATGAGGGCTGAGACCTGAAACCTGAAAAGAGGGATTAAGTGAGTTTAACAACCATAAGAAACGAAATTGCACAGATTATTGAGCTTGTGACCGGGATAGGGATTGTACATCAATACCTTCGTTGGTCAAACACTTATGACGGGTTTTTAAATCTGTTTAAAGACACTGACAACAAGATAAATGGCTGCATGATCACCAGGGTAAAAACACCTGAAGATGCGATTGCCGGTGGCCGTACATGCGAGCGCGAACACACCATGAAGATTATATGCATATACGGGCTAAAGGATGCTGATGCATCCGAGCTACATTTCCAGGATGTAATAGTTGACGGCATATGTGCAGCACTCAGGCACGAGAAGACATTAAGTAACAGGGCAGCACATCTGGGCGTTCCCCAGGTTGAAATAGTAGAGCCAAGAAAGTTTGGAAATGTGTTGTGTCATTATGCGGAGATTACCGTTTCTGTTATGGAGATGGCGGAGAGATAGAAAAACAGGCTGTAGGTATTTAGGCTGTAGGCTGTTAGCAAAACCTAAAAACCTAAAACCTAAAAACCTTTAAGAATTGGAGGAGAAAATGGGATTAGCATCAAACGCGAACAATATCAGGTATAACGGCACAGGCAGATCATACGCGGGCGCAGTGGGTGGGGCATCATTTGATGACCTGGGAGAGCTGGAGACATTCGCCTTCAGCTTGACTCAATCAACCGAAAAAATGAAGAGCACCCGGAATGCCTCAAGAGCAACCATACTTGAGGTTGTGAATGAGGCGGAGGCATCCCTGACCTTTGGCCTTAGAGAAATGACAAACGAAAATCTAAAAATGTCGCTCATGGCATCTGCCATTAACACGGCCAACCAGGCCGCGGGCACGGTGGACGCGGATGAAATAGGGGCTGCTGCTGATGTTGCTCTGGTGGATGACCTGTATGTTGACCTGGGGCACTTTAATGTGTTTTCCACAAAGCTCACCGGAGCTATCACAGGCACAATAGCTGTTGGTGATACTATTACGGGCGTAACATCCTCAGCTCATGGCGATATAGCATACAAGAGCGCAACCACTGTTGAGCTTATCAATGTAGTTGGCACATTCCAGGTTGGCGAAACCGTTCAGCTCTCATCCGGAAATAACATTGTGCCCTCTTCAATCGAGATCCTCGAGGATGTCATAATTACAAATGCGGCGGGGACGGCGAGGAGAGTACAGGGAACGGATTACACCATTGACCCTGATTACGGCTATGTCCGTAAACTCAGCTCACCCGGAGCGATTATAGACACAGATCTGATCTCATATGATTATGAAGCCGTTAACACCAAATACGTCCACGGTATGAGCGCAGGCAGTGTACAGAAAAAGCTCATCTTTGTGTCTGATAAGGATGATGTTGGCATCCGGACACGGTGGACGTTCTGGAAATGCAATATCCTGATGAACGGTGATTTCCCGCTTATCGGCGATGGCGCTGCGATCCTGAGTGTGACGGCCAGTGTGCTTAAGGATGCGACACAGGCTAGCGGACAGGAGTTTTATAAGGTGGAGACGATCGGATAGGCTGATAAGTAAGAAATTTAACCACGAAATACACGAAATACACGAAAGTTGTAGGGGCGAATAATTATTCGCCCGGAGAAAGGACACAAGATGAAAAAAGATAAAACGATTAAAATTGGTGACAGGGAAATAGCAGTCAGAGAAATCACAGCTCTGGAATCACAAAACTACATTGAAAATTTGGGTAGTGATGAGTCTACCTTTATTGATAAGCTATTTCCCGATCGCCTGCCGTCATCACTCATACGGCTTTGTACCGGGCTCACGGATGATGAGCTGATGGCGATGTTTCCATCGGAGATCGAGTCAATCATCAATACGGTGGAAGCGGTAAACCCTACTACTGCCAGCAAAATAATGAAGCTGGCAGAGATAGGGAGAAAGGCCCTGGAAATGGACCCCGATTTAATGCAAAAACTGCAAGAGCGCAGTTCGAAAGAAACTGCTGCAGACTGATTATGCTTGGGCATAAAGAGCCCTGGAATTATGGGTTGAGTTTTTATTTTAAGGCAATTGAAGAGGCGAATGAGTGGATCAAACCACCGGAAGAAAAGTAGGACACAGATTTACACAGATTTACACGGATGTTTTTTAACTTTAAATCCTTAAAATTCGTGTTTATCCGTGTCCCATTTAAAAGGTTTTAATGGAAAAAAAAGTCAAAATAACGGTTGAAGCGAAAGACAAAACCTCTACTGAGCTTGGTAAATCACGCACAGAGATTGAGAAGACTACTGCAACCGTTAAAAAGAACAGCCAAATCCTGGCGGCTCATAAGCTCCTTGATACCAAGCCATACAAGGACATCCAGCGCGAGATGCAGCAGCTTCAGGCGGCATATAACAGGCTGGCACGATCCGGGAAACTCTCAACCTCTGAGCTCTATAATGCAAAACAAAAGCTCAAAGAAAAGACCGCTGAGCTTAAAAAGGAAACCGGGGACTGGGTTGGCGTAATGGGCAAGGCAAAGGCCGGGATAGCGGGCCTTGCCGGGGCCGGGTACCTGTTTGTTAAATCGTTTCAGCAGTACTCTGAATTCTCACAGCGCATGGGAGAAGTTAATACCCTCATTGATGTAAGCCAGGAGCGTTTTGCATCTTTAGGCAAAGAGATTCGCGGACTCACAAAGGATATCCCTCAGGCTGCCTCCGAGCTTGCCGCAGCAGAATATGACATCATATCTGCCGGTGTTGCCCTGGAGAAATCTGTAGGCGTTTTAGAGTTATCTGCCAAGGCCGCTGTTGCAGGCGTAACAGATACCAAAACCGCAGCCAATGCCGGTATTGCTGTTATAAATGCCTATGGAAAATCAATTGATGAGCTGGGTGATGTTTATGATGTGCTTTTCCAGACGGTAAAAATTGGGGTTACCACATTCCCTGAATTATCCCAAAATATAGGTGAGGTGCTGCCCACAGCAAAGGCCGCGAATGTTGGAATAAAAGAGGTAGGCGCAAGCATAGCAGCACTTACTAAGGCAGGTATTCGCACACCTCAGGCCATGACAGCCTTAAAAGGCGCAATCAATGCCCTGGCCGCTCCCGCTCCTGAAGCCAAGAAGCAGTTTGACGCATTGGGCATTACATGGGAGGGGCTGATACCCACCCTTGATAAAATCCGTGAAAAAGGCATGGACATTGCTCAGATGAGGCTTTTAATCCCGGATGTGGAAGCTCGTACCGGTGTTCTCGCTTTGACCCAGAATTTTGATTCGTTAATCGACATCCTGGGTGAGATGGAGACTGCCGGAGGTGCCACACAGGCCGCTTATGAAAAGATGGCCGATACGCCTGAAAACCAGATGAAGCTTTTTAAAAATACCATAAATGATATTACCATGTCCGCCGGGCAGCTTGTTGCAACCGGCCTTCTGCCTATAGCAAAGGCTGTGCGGTTGGGTATAGAAAGTCTAAGCGATGCAGACCCGGTTACTAAAGGCATTGTGCTTACCCTGGGATCTGCTGCAGCCGGTTTTTTGATCTGGAAGCTTGGGCTGGGTAACATGGTTACCGGGCTGATTGGGTTTGTTCTGCAGGCGAGGGCCGCTAATGTGGCAATGGGCACCCTGACGCAGCAGATCACCTCATCCGGGATTGCCATGAAGGCTGCGCTGGCTGGCTCTATTATTTATACTGTTACCCAACTGGTATTATTAACTAAGGCAATTTATGAATGGCGTCAGGCGGCTAAAGTTGCTGAAGAGGCACAGAATAATCTTTTTGCAAACACCGATCGCATGATTGAGAAGTTTAAAGAGTTTAAAGATATAAAACTCCCGGATGACATTACCAAGCTGGCCCAGGAGGATCTTGAAAAATTCAGCAAGGATCTGGCAAAGGCCCGTGCATACTACACTGCCCTTAAAATGAAGATGGAAGAAAAGGGCGACACAGCCGGGTTAAAAGAGGTTAACGCCCGTTTAAACGAGATTCAATTGGACTTTAAACGGGTGGGTGAATCCGCCTCCTCTGCAGCAACCGAGATGGAAAAACCGGCTGAGGCTGTGAAGGCTACAGAGGATCAGCTTAAGTCTTTTGAAGAGCAGGCTAAAAAGGCATACGAGGAGGCTACTAAGCAGGCTGCTTCTTACGCTGAAAAAGTTATCGCATTTGAAGAAAAGATTAAATACGCCCGGCTTTCCACAGAAGACAAGATTCGTGAACTGGGCCGTAAAGGGCTAGAGGAGGCGGTTGCCTGGGCAGATAAAAAACGTGAGGCAGAGGAAAAGCTGTATGCCGCAAAACAGGCAATGGCCAAGGGCGATTATGAGCTGGCCGAAAAGCTGGCCAAAGATGCCGAGAGTTTATATGCCGACTTGGCCACTGAGGTTAAGGGTTCTGAAGCAGGAAAGGATGTAGTTGTAAAATCCATCGAGGAAACAAAAGAAGTTGCTATAAATGGCGTTAAGGCCGTGGGCACCTTTATTGATGAACTATACACCGCCCAGAAGGATGCTGCACAAACTGCAAAGGATGAATGGACCGCCACGGCAGATGGAATTAAGGCACAGCTCGATGAGATTGCAAAGCAGCGCGAGGCCAATGTTGTTATCCAGTTAAAACAGCTAGAAGCGGCCCAGGCTGCGATCAACGCCCTGATTAAGCCCGAGTACAAGGATATATATGTCCGTGTGCACCAACAGCAGGCTAAGGCACAGGGCGGGCCTATAACGCCATCTGCTCAACTATATGCCGCTGTGGGCAGGCGTTTACCGGGTTATGGCGGCGGAGATAAGATTGATGTTAAAGCCGAAGGCGGTGAGTGGATAATCCGGAAAGAGGCGGTAAAATGGGCAGAAAAGAAATTCGGTTCAGGATTTTTCCATGCGATAAATACAATGAGACTCGATGCTGCGGACGTTTTAAAACGGCGCATCGGCGGGATGATATCAAATATTTCTATACCCTCAATTTCGGTACCAAGATATGCATATCAGACCGGCGGGGCTGTGAGTGGCCCTGGTGAAACATTTACAATTCGCTTGCAGGCGGGGAATGTTGAGGCAGTGATCCCTTCATACGGGGATAAAACCTCCATGCGCGGTCAGGTAAAGGCCTTGGAAAAGGAATTGATCAGGTTAGGCATGGTAACACGATAGAGGTCAGAGATCAGAGGACAGAGATCGGCAAAAGCTTTTTCTGACTTCTGACATCCGACTTCTGATATCTGGATTTTAAATGGTAACTCAAAAGAACTTTGCATTTTACTCAACAGAGATTCAGCCGACAGTGAGCCCGGCAACGGCATCCCCTGCGCCTGTTACCCTGGTTGTATTGGATCAGCCGCCTATATTCGGCACATATGACTTTGATGCCGGTGAAATGGGCAGGGGCAGTGTGATCCAGACCCTGGGAGGTGTTGTGATTCAGGATTTTGGCGTTACCCCCGGCGATGGCCGTATCTCCTTTTCTGAGAATGATGCGCTTACTAAACCTGTAAAAGAAGCGCTGGATGTGATTCATAAGGTAGTTGATGGCGAGTATTTCTTTACTGATGGTTTTAAAATCTGGAGGGTGCGTTTTGCCAGGCCAAATGGGTTTAAGGCTCGGAAAAACCTGCTGATGGCTCAATATGCGGATGAGCCGGGTTATCCTGGGGACAGATATAGTTATGAGATTAATTTGATTGTAGTCGCAGAATTGGTTGAAACGATGCAGGATTTTAAGATGATTTTGGAAGTAAAAGCAGCGTAAAAAAAAATAATGGGACACAGATAAACACAGATGAACACAGATTTAATAGTTTGTTTTTAAAAGAAATAAAAAATCTGTGTTAATCCGTGTAATCCGTGTCCGACAGGGGTTTTATGAGTTACGACTGGAAAATAGAATTAGATGGCGTCGACATATCTGACAAGGTATCCAAAGTATCTGTTCTCTATGCCCTGTCCAATTTTTGCGGAGAGATGTCCATCGATATTAATGACCCGGATTATTATACCGGCCTGGACTTCTCGCAGATCTCCGAATCTCCGGAGATTGAAATCTTTACAAAGAACGGCTCAACCTTCATCAGCCACGGCCTTTTCTTTATTGAGCGGCCTGCCATAACCTCGACAACCCAGGGTGATCTAATGCAGGGTGTATGGGGCCGCTCTATAACCGCTCTTTTAACCGAGCCCTTTGCGATCAAAGTCACAAAGTCGTGGGAAACACAAACCACATTTTTTGCCATCTGTGAAGAGATGTGCGCCCTGGCCGGGCTTGATTTTGACTCGGCATACAGCGAGATATCTGATTTTGTTATTTATCCGTACACCTACGAAGCAGACGGCCTTTACCCTGCCGATGTTATATCTGAGCTGGCAGGGCTTGCAGGTGCCATAGCCACAACTGACCGGGCCGGGCATGTTTGTATTAAACAAATCGTTTACTCTCCATCCGTAGCGGATGAAACCCTAACCGACGCGGATATTTCGGAGATTTCTGAATCTCCCGAATGGCCTGTTTTTGCAAACCGGGTGCGCATTACGCCCACCGGCAGCATTGCCAGTTATGGTATGGATATGATTATCCCTGAGCAATGCATGCAGGCGGACGCCGTTGCAAAGCACAAGATATTTGTACGTGTAACAGACTCGGATGGCGAGCCGGTTGATGGCATTGTTGTCAACTGGACGCATGATGCAACCAGCGCCACTCTGCAAAACGCAACATCAAATACCCAGGATATTATAATCAAAAATGAAAAGCAGCAGGCCACTGGCTATTATGACCTGAAAGTCGATATGCCGCCCTCTTCCATTTTAGGGGTCTATGCAGCCGCTGATACTGCTAAAAATAATAATTTTGCAACAGCCGGGTATACCCTCGATGGAGAAACTATCACACTTATCAGCAAGCTTAAATTTTGTGATCAAACTTTGATTGTTGATTATGTAGTGGGAGGCATTGCGGTTAATTACATGCAGGCGGGCTACATCGCAGAGGATGTAACTGTCACGGCGGATGTTGAAGGCCAAAGGGCCAGTAAAACCATATATATCAATAATCCGTGCCAGTGTGCGCCGGTTGTAAAACTAAGCGCTGCACCCACATCCGTGCAGATTGCAGGGCAATCCCAGATGCTGGTTTATGTAGAGGAAGGCGGTCCGGTAACAACTGGCCGCATGGTGTATATGTCAGAACAGACATCCATCCATCGGGGAGCACTGCGCTGGACTACAGCAAGGCTTGGGTCCGTGTTAGTGTCCGGAGAAAAGACAGTATCCATCAATGAGATAAACGGTATTACCCAATGCGAAATTTCGATGTACCCTGCAAGCATTACGAGTGTGTACCGGGTTAATTCTGAGGGGATCTCATTTGGGCCGAACTTATATGATTCGCATGATGGTAAAATCATCACGCTCACAACAGTTATTGCGTCCGAGCTCGATCTTAAGGTTTGGTACTATGCTATAGGCGTGGCCCGCAATTTATTTACCGGCAAAAAGGTTGGCAAGGCCCTGATTAAAGCCAGCATAGAATCAAGCCGGGAAGCAGGGGCGTCGGATTCTATTGAAATTGATGTAGTAAATAAAGAAGACCCTACAGGTACGCCCCCTGGGGATTATGATCCGGATGAGGACGATGGGGATTATGGCGGGCCGGGCGGAACGGATGATGAGGAAGATGATGAATATGACCCGAACGCTGAAGACCCTGCTGAAACGGGCGGGGACTTTAACTTTTGTGTTCCTGACGCCGGGGCAACGGCAGATAGATTTACTGAGGGCCTGGCTCATGACTGCTCATGCGAGGAGATGTGTAATACCGAGTTCGATATCTATGGAACAACGCAGGGTTATGATGGGGCCAGTGGCAAAACCATAGCTGCGCTTGCACTGGCACAGTGCGGCGAAGGCTGTGAAGAGGGAAGCCCGGCTTACTGGGAGAAGTATGCAGAGCTTAAAGCCGCAGCCATTGCAAATTGTGTGGCACAATGTGATGTATGCACAGGGACAGATCCTCTAGTCTGGGATACAGTAAATAACCCGGAAACCATTGTCGCAGGCTCATCTGTATCTATAGCTGTTACAGGTGGCCTGGGGCCGTATACCTGGAGCACGAGCAGTAATGGTTATACGCTGCTTGCTAGTGAGACAGAAACAGGAGAAAACCAGGTAACATGTGCAGAGGGAGTTTGTGGCACTAATTATGATGTAAATGGCGAAATCTCCATAACTGATGCCTGCGGAAACACAGTAACAGGTGTATTAAGAAATACAGGAGGTCAATGGGCATACCAAGGCAGGGGCGCCCCTATGGGTGTATTGGATGCATGGTATTGTGATAGCTCAGAATGCGGCATCACAGCGGGAGGCACGCTAATTGCTGGCAAAGGTAAATGGGTTTTTAATGCTCCCCTTGTGCGCAGATGGTGCTTTAAGTCTACTGGAGGATGGGCGCTACTGTTCGGTACTTTTTGGGTAGACCCCCCATGTGGCACACCGCTGGCATGCATTGCAGCACATACTACGTCTGATTTTAGCGGATGTGGGGAACCCTATGGATGTTCCGAGGGGGCAACATGTATTCCCTGGTGTTCTCTGACGACTTATTATGAATGGTCATGTTAAGGAGTTAGGATGAGTAAATCTCTTGAGGCATGGGATGGCATTTTTCGGAAAGGACAGATTAATGATTTAATTAATCTGGTCAAATTTGCAAAGATTCAAGGTTTTGATTTGGAGACAGAGCTGATCAAAAATCCTCCAGCACCAAAATATCAAATTCCAGATGCTAAAACCGTGGCAGATGGCGGCATGATAAAAAACGTATCAGGCTATCAACTTAGTAAAGCTTGTGAGAACGCAGGATGCAATGGAGAAATGGAATTGTATACAGTTTGTTGCTCTGATGCAGCGATGAAGAAACAGGGGTTCCTTACGAAGTGGGAATGTAAAAAATGCGGCAAGGTAGACTATGATAAACGGAGTTTAACTGAAGTAAAAGAATATTATTCAAAAATCGAGGAGGTGGGATATGGCATTGCCCAATAGGTATTGGCTTTACAACAATTCGGCAAACGATGGCGTAAACTCTGGTAATGCATCAGGCGGGGCAGGTGGCTCCAGCTCTAACTGGGTTGTGATAGACCTGGTTAATGATGCCCTGCTGTTCCTGGATAATCAGCAGATGGACGGTGATTCCAGCGCTGGCACAAAATACGCGGTTATCAGACCTGAGTCGGGCTCCCTCGAAGCACCTAAGACATTTGTAAAGGATAATTCAGCCGCTATTTATGACCAGGTGCCCCTGGCTGGCACAACTGCCGGAGAGCAAAGCGGTGGAAACACCAGGTATGTGTTTGCAATCTACTTTGATGGGTCAACCGCGGGCATCCCTTATTTAGAGGCCTGGGATGATTCTGCCCATAATGCAATTTTGAGTGATTATTTGGGTGCAGGCACCCCTGCGAGCTCAACTATTAAAGCAGTTTCCACCACTGACGCGGTACCGGGATCTGCTACATGGGCAGGGACTCCTTTGGCGGGTACTAGCAGCAGGGTTGAACTGGATAATGCTCCATTAGCTGGCGCACAGAATGTGTATTTTAACATCAAACAGGTGATACCGTATACTTTTCCGGTCCCAGTAGATCTGGACCATAGTGGAGATGAAGTCCTGGCGTTGAGGTTTTTGTATTCATAACCGTAGGGGCACAGCGCCTGTGCCCTCCAGGGCGCGAGCATCGCGCCCCTACATTAATAGGAAATCTGGAAAAACTATGCTTCATCTTCTTAATAAAAACAAACTGGCCTGGCGAATCCGGGCAACGTTCGCAGGCAAGCTGCCTCCGAAGGAATACATTACTCCAGACATTAGATCAAATAATCCCGGCTGGGGAGATGAGATATTTAACCGAGTAATTGAAAAGCTGGAATTCTTTATCCCAACGGGCCACAGGCTGGTTATGTCGGGAATGGAAAAATATAATTTTTTTGTAGAAGCTGTGCAAACGATGGGAAAGAAGCAAGTAGACATAGCAGCTTTTTATTTTTGCGGAAAATTACCTCATGAAAATATGGTTGAGATGTGGCGTGTAGGAGACTGTAAAATAGTGAAAGTGCGGAAGCCTTGGGGCCAAGAGTGGGGCGGAGGCCCAACCAGTGGGTGGAAACAAGGAATTTGTGGTAGAGTAATAGCAACTATAGAGGTTTATAAATAGAAATGTCAGGTAACGATTCCTATACAAAATTATTAATCCACTCAGATGATTCAGATGGGTCTGTTGCTTTTAATGATACCTCTGTAGGAGGAGGATATGCAGTAACAAGTTATGGAAATACCCATCATGAGGTTGATCAGCATAAATTCGGGGCAACTGCTATTCAGTTTGATGGCACAGGAGATTACTTAACTGTACCAGCAAGCGATGATTGGAATCTGGGGTCTGGTGACTTTACAATTGATTTTTGGATACTCACTACTTCCTCCGTATCTTATGAATGTGCACTTAATAGGCCCTCTTCAAGTAGCTTTACCTCTGGAAATTATGCTCTACTATATAACCAAGGAACGGCGAATGGTTTAATGGCCTTTTGGTGTGCGGATTATAGTTCTTCATCTGCCATGCTGGTTGCTACTACATCCATCAGAGACGGAGGATGGCATCATATTGCCGTAGTCAGAAATGGAACCTCATGGAAACTTTATATAGATGGTACTGCTGAGGCGAGCAGAACTTCTTCTTTGTCGATAGGTACATCAGCGCAAGCTCTCTATATTGGAAATGATAGAAACTTTGCACCAAGAGATATGGCTGGATACATAGACGAATTAAGGGTCTCGAAGGGAATAGCAAGATGGACATCCGACTTTACGCCACCCACTGAGCCATACACAGCAACTGAATCGCTAAGCGATTTTTCGTTAGATTTGGCAGTGCAGGGTTATCAGGTAGATTTGTTCAAGATGATCCTTGAAATTAAAGACGTGTGGCTAATTACTGATTTTAAGCTAAATCTTGATGCGGTTGCCCAGATAATCGACTTTTTCAAGATGCTGCTGGAGGTAGTACTCAATAAGCTGGATGATTTTAAGATGCTGCTGGAGGTCACGGACGGCACTGTTTTTGACAATTTTGCGATGCTGCTGGCTGTAGTGAACGGCACTGTATTTGATAATTTTAGAATGGATTTAAGCGTTGTTTCAGCAACACCGGCATTCAGATCTGTGACAGCTCATAGGTTGAGTTCAGTGCTTAGTGAGGTGGTGTGAGGAAGGCTGTAGCGGTTCAGGCTGTAGGCTGGTAGGGGCTGGCCCCCGTGCCTGTTTAATTTTAAATCTTGAATCTTGAATTTTGAATGCCCGGAGGGCACATGGCATTATCAGTTGTAAATTGGAACATAGATGAAAACAGGGTCTGGTTTGTACGGCTCTCTGATACCGGCAGTGCGGTGTTGGTTGAGCTGTATCTGACACAGGCCAGTGCCCAGGCACGGACTAATATGCAGGCGAGCGGGGAATCAACCGGGTACGGTACAGCCCTGGAAGTTATTCTTACAAATGAGGTTGGTGCGACTGTGCCAGTGACTTTATTCCGCGATGAATATGCTTGGCATTTGATGGTGGCAGGGTTGCACAGCGACACAACCAAAATATTCAAGAAAAAGGAAGATATTGAGATGGATGAGATATCTCATGCCATATATCGTAACAGCAGCCTGATAACAGCACGGGCAACCGCTGAAATTAATGCACATACTCATGCGGCCATTGTAAGAGATATCAGCCTGGGCACACATTTGCCGGAGATAGAGCCCGGCCAGATCATAGGCGTTGATAGCGACAGGCGCGGGATAGATGACCTGAGCCAGATCACGGAGATTACAATAACCGGCACGCAAAACAGCCTGGTAAATACTATCGAAACCCGGAAATATATAGGGCTTAAACGATGATTGAAAAGCTTTTAAAGAAGGTTAAATGGAGCTTTTTATACGGCGAGGTTGTGGCTATTGATACCGCTGGCCAGCGGGTACAGATAACTGCCGGTGATACAACCACCTGGGTTAATACGACACTGAGCCTGGAGGTTGGAGCTACTGTGATTTGTGGACGTGATGAAACTAAACAGATATTTATAATCCAGGCCGCGGCCAATGCCCGGCCTGCGGTTAATACTTTATTATTAGTTTAATCCGGATCATTTTGCCGACGTCGGGAAGATGGTCAAATGCAAGGAGGGAAAAGCTGCTGATCTATAATTTTTAGCAGTGTGCAGAAAAATATAACATAAAAACCTAGAAGATATAAAACTCGCCGAAGAGGGTATCCAAATCGGACGGGTTTTGTGTTGCCAAAATTTGGAGTTGATGTTCAGTCTCAGAATGTGTTTAGTTCAGTCGCATGATTTGTTTCGTTCGTCACTGACTTCCCGCGTTTTATTAAAAGCAGGATCTTGTCACCGGGCTTGTATGTTTTACTTTAGACTCAAAATCATTCTCTGTTTTCATCATTACACGATCAACCTCCAGTATGATATCT